CGAAGAATTGTTTGCTCAAATCCAGAGCGATAAAGAGATGGCGGAACGCTATGGCCTAAAAACCGCGTTTGAGCCATTCGGTAATAAATCCCCTGCAACGCCTTTAGCGGATAGTGACGAAGATGAGCTATAAACCAACAAAAGGTATGGTAACTGCCGCCAAGCGCGGCCTTGAGTTGCGTAAGAAGCATGGAAAGGGCGGAACTGCTGTTGGTGTTGCGCGTGCAAGAGATATTGTTAATGGCAAAAACTTGTCAGAGGATACAGTAAAGCGAATGTATTCTTTCTTTAGTCGACATGAGGCGTATAAGGAATACCACGAAGAAGATAGCGCGTCTTATATAAGCTGGTTACTTTGGGGCGGCGACGCTGGCTATACTTGGTCGCGCAATATTGTTGAGAGCTTGAAGGATGAGGAACGCATGATTGATGAGATGCGTCCATACCCAAACGAACACGCCGCAAGAATAAATGATCCTGAGAATTACGACTATTTCCGTCGCAGACAGGATGCTGGTGGAGATGGCATTGATTTTATCTTTGGTATCAAGGATAATAAAAGCGAAATTCAAAGCATACGTTTTGATGCTGAGATGTTTTCGGAATCGGAAGCGAAGGAGTGGCTTGATGATAATAACTTCAAGCCTATTAAATTTGAGCCAGCCACAAGTGAGAGAGATATGAGCGAAGAGATTGAAGTTGAGTTGGATAACGAAGAAATCCAAATGGATGACAAGCGTCATATCGTAAACATCGAAGAAACCGAAGATGCTTACATTGTGACTTATGCTAAAACGCACGATGAAGATGAGATCGTCGAAGAAACCGCGACTTACGAAGAACGCTATAGCCGTTCCGACATGGAACGTCGTGGTTATATGTTTGATGGCGATAAGTTCATCGATCAAGACAACCGTTTGGTTCGTATTGGCGTATCATCCGAAGAACCTGTTGAGCGGTCTTTCGGTATGGAAGTTATCGACCATTCGTTAGAAAATATGAACCTAGAGTTCCTGAAATCTGGACGCGCCCCACTTTTGTTGGATCATGATATGACCAAACAAATAGGGATCGTTGAGACAGTCGAACTGGATGAGACAGCGCGTCGTCTGCGTGCTGTAGTTCGCTTTGGAAAAGGTAAACTTGCCTCTGAAGTGTTCGACGATGTTTTGGATGGAATACGCCAAAACATATCTGTTGGTTATCGCATTGATAACCGTGTTCGGCGTGAGAATGACCCTGAAGATTACTTCCGTGTCGCCACAACGCCAATGGAAATATCAATCGTTTCAATTCCGGCTGACCAGTCAAGTCAAGTGGGCGTTGGGCGTGCGACTTCCGAAACCTTAACCACAACCACTTCAGTAAAGGAGAAACCTATGTCTGAAGAAATCAAAAAAGATGTCCAAATCGACATCGACGCGGTGAAGGCTGAAGCAGTCCGCGCCGCACGCAAGAACGACAGCGAAATCCTGTCTCTTGCCGCCAAGCACAACAAGCGTGACCTTGGTGAAGAAGCAATCCGCAACGGTCTGAGCATTGACCAGTTCCGTGGTAGCTTGCTTGACGCAATCGGTAATGCACCGCTTGAAACTCCTGCCCATGTTGTTGACGCTCCTGTTAAAGAACAGCGTTCATACTCTTTGGCACGCATGGTTCAAGCACAAATCTCTGGCGACTGGCGCAAAGCTGGTTATGAGCGTGAGATGCACGACGAAATCGCGAAACGCACTGGTAAAGAAGCTGAGGGCATTTACATTCCTGACTTCGCTTTCCGCGCTGGCGCGATGACAACTGCCGCAACCGGAGCTTCTGGTTCTGAGAACGTAACGGACAACTTCGTTCCTACCGTTCACCGTGGCGACCTTTTCATCGAAGCACTTCGCGCACGTCAAGTTATGTCAAACTTGGGCGTAACTTACATGAGCGGTCTTACCAATCGCGTTAAAATGCCTAAATTCTCTGCTGGTGCGAACGCCGCATTCGTAGAAGAACTTGGCGACGTTAGCGATCAAAGCCAAACCGATGCTGGCGTTACGCTTCAGCCGCGCACTCTTGGTGCATACGTTGATGTATCGCGCTTGCTGATGCTTGAGAGCATCCCAGCAATCGAACAAGTAGTTCAAAACGACTTGCTTGCTTCTATCGCTGACCGCATCGAATACTACGCAATCAACGGCTCTGGTGCTTCAGGCCAACCAACTGGGTTGTTGAACGCTGGTGTTGGTAACGTAGACATCTCTGCTGGAACTGACGTTGACGCTCTTACTTGGGCGGACATTGTTGCTCTGGTTAAAACCGTTGAAACCGCCAACGGCGTTGTCAACCAAGGCTCTGTAGGTTGGTTGTCAAGCCCTGCTGTTAAAGCGAAACTTGCTTCGACGGCACGCGTTTCTGGAACTGACAGCGTATTCTTGCTGAACGATCCATGGAACAGCATCTACGGCGCACGCGCTGAGTTTACCAGCAACGTCCCAACGAACCTTGATCCGGGTGACGGCGGCAACGACGCATCTGCTCTGATCTATGGTGACTTTAGCCAGTTGATGGTCGGCCTCTTTGGTGCACCTTCAATTCTTGTTGACCCATACACAGGTAGCAAGTCTGGCACAGTCCGTATGTCTATCTTCCAAGAAGTAGACGTAGCCGTTCGCAACACTGCATCGTTTGCATTGACAGACGAAGTATCGGTTGCTTAATGACTGATGGAAGCGGTGGGGCGTTGAAACCCCACCGCGACCTTTCTTTATGAGGTGGCACTATGAAGATTAAGATTTTGCAAAAGACATTTACCGGCACAGGCCGAAACCTAGAAGTTGGCGAAAAGATCGAAGTTGAAGATCGAACAGCCAATAGACTGATAAAGGCTGGCTTTGCCGAAGAAGTAAAACGCGGCGCACCAAAGAAAACCAATCGCGCTGTTTTTGATATTAGCACGCCGGAAGATGAGGATGACATTTAATGGCTGTAGAAACCGCAGACGAACTGGCTATATTCTTCGCAGTCGATGACTTCGGCGTTGCGGCGACATATACGCCGTCTGGCGGTAGCCCTGTAACAGTTAATGGCATCTTTGATAATGAGTTCTTTGAAGCCGATGCTGGCGGCACTGTTGCGGTTGCAATCCAACAACCAAGATTTCAGTGTCGCACATCTGATGTGGCATCTGCCGCAGAGGGTGATGCGATAACGATCAATTCGGTTAGCTATATTATTCGCGTTGTTCAACCTGATGGAACAGGTGTTACGACGCTGGTTCTGGAAGAAGTCTAATGGCTCACGTTCGTAAACTTATTCGTGATGATGTAACGACGACATTGACTGGTCTAGCAACGACTGGTTCAAATGTATTTCAGACGCGACTATTTCCACTAGGGGAAAGTAAGTTACCGGCATTGTGTATTTACACCAATACTGAAAGCACAGAATACGGCACGATCAAGTTACCAAGGACGCAAGTTAGAACGCTTGAGGTTATTGTAGAGGCTTATGTAAAAGATACGTCTGGCCTTGACAATTCTCTTGATGCGATAGCGGTTGAGGTTGAAGAAGCGTTATACACTGACGTAACACGCGGTGGTTATGCGAAGGATACCAAGATAACATCATTCGATGCTGACTATACAGGCGAAGGTGAACAATCAGTTGGTATTGGGCGTTTTACAATATCAATTATTTACGTTACAATCGAAAACGATATAGAAACGGCAGTTTAGTAATGAAACGAATTGCTCTTTATAATGAACAAGGCGATATGATCGTTTGCTGGGAAGATACGGCGAAACGTCTTATCGAAAAAGGATGGTCGGTTGACGAACCGAACAAACGTCAAGCAAAGACGAAAAAATCAGCGAATGTTGCAACTGAAACTGATGATAATGAGGTTTAATTATGGCTGTTCATACAGGTAGCGAAGGGACTGTAAAGGTAGGCTCTTCGGTGATTGCGGAGCTGAAAAGTTACACAATCGAAGAAAGCGGAGACACGATTGAGACGACCGCTCTTGGCGACACATCACGCACATATGTCGCTGGACTTAAAACATTCACCGGCACGATTGAGTGCTATTGGGATGAGACAGATAGTTCAGGCCAAGGCGCAATGACTGTCGGTTCTCAAATCACAATCAACTTCTACCCTGAAGGTGATGGTGCTGGTGATACATATTACACAGGATCAGCAATCATAACTGGTCGCAGTGTAACCGGCACAACGGACGGAACGGTTGATCGTAGCTTTACCATTCAGGGAACCGGCGCGTTATCTGAAACAACCGTTTAATACTTTATTGAGGTGGCACAATGAGTATAGCACAACGGATCGCCGCTAATCGTGCGGCACGCGAACGTAGGTTTGTAGAGGTAATGGAGTGGGGTGAAGATGATGCCCCACTCCTTATTTATTATTCCGATGTGAGCGCAAGAGAAATTGAGAAAGTCAGAAGTAAGCATAAAGACTTTCTAAGTAATCCATCAATCGCGGCTATGGTCGAAATTATTATTATGAAGGCCGAAACGCAAGATGGTGAGAAGGTATTTACGTTAGAGGACAAACCGATTCTTATGGGTGAGCCTGTTGATGTGATCGCCAACTTATTTGGCTCAATATTTAGTTCTGAGCCAGCAGAGGTGAAGGAAAAAAACTAAGAGGCGACCCATTTAGATTCAATCTTATTGCGCTTGCAGAAAGACTAGGTAAGACGATACAAGAGATTGAAGAAATAAGCCTTGATGAGTATAATGAATGGGTCGCCTACTATAAAATTCTAGCGGAGAAGCAGGATGGCAAATAAACTAGATATTGTTGTTGCAGTCCAAGATAATGCGACCGCTGGTCTAAAAAGAGTTACGCAAGGGTTAAACCAGTTTGATGAAAGATTAAAAAGATCAACCCTTGGCACAAATCAATTCGGTGCGGCAGTTAATGATAATACACGCGGATTATCGCGTTTTGCCAAATCAGGCTTACAACAAGCTGGTTATCAAGTAGGTGACTTTGCTGTTCAGGTATCTGGCGGCACATCTGCTATTCAGGCTTTCGGTCAACAAGGTTCACAGTTATTAGGTATATTTGGGCCGGTCGGTGCTATCTTAGGTGCTGGCGTAGCTATTGTTGCCGCTATCGGCGTTGCTATGGAAAAAAGTAGCGGCGCGGCAATTAATTTTAATGATGCTATATCAAAGGTAAAAGATACCGCTAGTGATCTAATTGAAGCGACAGATATGATGTCGCAAAAATTGGCAAGATTACGTCTTGATCTTGCATTCACCGCAATACAAAAAGCGACCGCTGGTGCTAGTGATGAGGTTGCAAAACTTACCGGTAATGGCGGTTTGTTGATGAAGATATATGAGAAAATATCTAAGGTTGATTTTGCGCGTGAGCAAGCTAGGGCATTAGAAGATTTATCAAAGAAATTAGGTCTTGGTAAGGATGACACACAAAAACTTGTAGATGTCTTCAAACAATTAAGCACCGGCAGTTTACAGGCGGCTCAAGCCTTGGCTGTTTCGCAACAAGGACTTGATATTCTGAATCAATCAACCAAACAGAATACAGAGGAATATGCCAGCTTCTTAGAAAAGTTGATCGCGGTTAGGGATGCGTCGGATCAAGTAACAAATGCTATCGAAAAACAGGGAACAGGCGGAAAGAGCAAGATAAAAGAATTAAACGAAGAACTTAAGAAGCAAGCCGATATATTTGATACGACATTGACACAACCAATGCAGAACTTCTTTATGTCGATACTTATGGGAACGGCAAAAGCCAAGGACGCTTTTAAAGCTATGGCAAGTTCGATTATATCTGAATTATTTAGAATATTAGTCGTTGAGCAGATGGTTCAAAGTATTGTCGGTGTTGTGAGGGGAATATTTAAACCAGCAACCGGTGCTACAACTGTTAAAACCGCCGCAACCGGCGGAATAATGTCAGCCAACAAACCAGTCTTGGTAGGTGAGAGGGGCGCGGAACTCTTTATACCTCACACCGCAGGGCGGATTGAACCAAACAACAATCTTGGTAATGGACAGGTTGTTGTTAATCAAACCATCAACGTATCAACAGGCGTGCAACAAACCGTTCGCAACGAAATCCAATCTATGTTGCCACAAATCGCAAACGCATCTAAAGCGGCTGTGTTGGATGCGCGTCGGCGTGGCGGCAGTTTCGCTAATGCGTTCTAGGAGATAATAATGGCTATAACATATCCCCTTGCATTACCGACAATCACAGGCGTTAGGAGCATCACCTTCCGCGCCATTAATGCCGTGTCTGTTTCGCGCTCACCATTCACCTATAAAGAGCAAGTTGTTTCTCACGCTGGCAAGCGGTGGGAAGCCGACATAACTTTGCCAGCGATGCAAGAGGAAACGGCAGAAACTTGGGTTGCGTTTCTATTATCTCTAAAGGGTCAGCGCGGAACATTCTTACTTGGCGATCCAATCGCGGCTACACCACGCGGCACAGCAAGAAATGCAAGCAGTCCTGTTGTCGATGGATCTACCGCTAACACGCTGGACATCAGCTGTTCATCGTTAAACCAAACAGGTTATCTCAAAGCTGGTGACTACATTCAACTAGGCACAGGTTCTGCCGCTAGACTTTATAAGGTGTTGCAAGATGTTAATACAGATGCTTCAGGAAATGCCACCTTGGATTTATGGCCTGATATTATTTCTGCCCCTTCCATTGGGGCGACCATAAACGTCGAAAGCACGCAAGGTGTGTTTCGCCTAGCTAGTAACGCAAGCGAATGGTCAATTAGTGAGTTGGCACTTTATGGCATAACCTTTGGTGCAATACAGGCAATAGCATGAGCCGTGATCTTGATGCAGATTTTGTTAGCGCGTTAGATCAGCCGGAGATTTTTCCATTCTTCGCGGCACAGCTAAACTTTGATACATCACAGTTGCGGTTGTGGACAGGTCTTAAGGATTTAACCATTGATGGTCTTGCATACACTGGTGCTGGTAATTTCCTGCAATTCTCACAGATGGAAGAAACGTCAGAAATAGCCGCTAGAGGCGCAACAATAACTTTGAGCGGTATTCCTAGCGACCTTATCTCTCTTGCCATTTCTGAGCCATATCAGGGGCGTTTATGCCGTATTTATTTCGGTGTGTTGACTGGTTTGCAGTTCTATCTTTTGCAAGAGGATAGCGATTACGTTTTAAGTGAGGATGGCACAAAGATTGGCCTTGACCTGAGAACCGCCGAACAGGATGTGATAACTGAGTTATTTAGCGGTTACATAGATCAAATGAAGATTGAAGAAGGCGCAGAAACCAGCACTATTGCGGTTTCGGTCGAAAGCCGATTGATCGACTTAGAGCGTTCACGGACATTCAGATATACCAATGAAAACCAGAAATCGCGTTATCCAAACGACCTTGGTTTTTCCTACGTCGAAGATTTGCTAGACAAGAAATTCTCTTGGGGTCGCAAGTGAATGACGTCAGGGCAAATATAAATCAATACATTGAGGCGGTAAGACATAAGCCATTCCAATGGGGTCGGCATGATTGTTTGAGCTTCGCCAATGATTGCTCAAAGATTGTGTCAGGAAAGCCGTTTGCCGATGATTGGCTTGGTGAATATGACGATGCTATATCAGCGTTAAGGTGGTATAAAGGGCTATTAAAGAAATATGGTTTTTCTGATATTATTGAGGCCACAGATGCTAGGCTTAAAAGATCAGACCTAAGATTTCCACCAATAGGATCGCTTGCTGGTAAAACAGATAAGGCTCACACAGTGACAGAGGTGGCATTTGGGGTTTGTATCGGCACAAGGGTGGCTTTCTTATCGGACGAAGGTTTGATATTCTTACCGATAAGCCAAAACGATATATTTTGGAGTTTCGGATGAAACGCTTATTATTAACCACAACTGCCTTTTGCTTTGCTGTTTTACCTGCATTTGCCGATCCTGTAACCGCCGCAGTTGCGGCTTTAGGCGCGGCTAGTGCTACTGCGGCAACATTCTTTGGTCTGACAACTGCGGCATCTATTGCGGCGTTTAGCTTTACAGCCACGTTCTTCACGAACTTTGCAATCATTGGTGGTTTAAGCCTTCTCTCAAGGGCTTTGATGCCTAAACCGAACAGAACCATACCAATATCAGGTTATGAAGTTGCTGGTGTTTCTGCCGCCGCAGATCACGCAATTATCTATGGCGAAACCCGTGTCGGCGGTGTTGTTGTGTATAAGGAAACTACACCATCATCATCTAACAAATATCTGCACTTGGTTATTGCGGTAGCAGGGCATGAAGTTGAGAGCTTTGAAAAGATATACTTCGACGACGAAGAAGTAACGCTTGATGGCGATAATTTTGTTACGTCATCAAACTATTTCGGTTACGACTTCTCACAGGCACAAGAAGGCAACCCATCAAACATAACCACAATCCCTAAAGCCAGAATTATCACACACCTTGGCACGGCAGACCAAGAGGCCGACACAACCTTATCAGCCGAAAGTGCTGGTAAATGGACTGCGGATCATCGGTTGCAGGGTATTGCTTATGTTTACGTTCGTCTGGAATACGATCAGGACGCATGGCCTAATGGTGAGCCAGCCATTAGTTTCTTGGTGCAGGGTAAGAAGCTGTATAACTCAAATACGGACACGACTGAGTATTCAACCAATCCTGCATGGGCATTACGCGATTACTTGGTTAGTGATTACGGCCTGAATGTTAGCACCGATGAAATTGATGAAGCGTCGTTTGCTACGGCGGCGGCTATCTGCGATGAGGATGTTGATGTAGCGGCTGGCACAGAGAAGCGATATACCATTAATGGCACATTCACTACAGGCTCTAAACCTAATGAGATTATCGACGCGCTAGTCAATTCTATGGCTGGCACGATCTGGTATTCTGCTGGTAAATGGCGTGTAAAAGCTGGTGCATATACATCACCAGTTTTGTCGCTTAATGAAGATGATCTGAGAGGCAATATCAGCATCACTACACGCGCTAGTCGGCGTGATAACTTTAATATCGTGCGCGGCACGTTTAAGGGCGCGGAAACCAATTACCAAAAGACCGACTTTCCACAAATTAGAAGTCAGACATTTATTGATGTTGATGGCGGTCAGGAAAGCGCAATCGACATAGAATTGCCATTTACGTCCACATCATCAATGGCACAGCGTATTGCTAAAATAGCGTTATATCGTGCGCGTGAGCAGATAACGGTTACAGCCGCATTTGGCATGAGGGCGTTTCAGCTACAGGTCGGTGACATTATACAGCTAACCAACACACGCGCTGGTTGGACGGATAAGACGTTTGAGGTCGCCAACTGGGCGTTTGCACCTGATGCGGAGCAGGGTCTTATCGTATCAATGACGCTTCGTGAAATTAGTTCTACTGTTTTCGACTGGTCGGTTGATGATGAGCAAGCGTTAGAGTTCAATAATACAACGCTTGCAAACCCATTCACTAAACCGCGTATAGGGATCAACCATTCGCTATCGTCTCAAATTGTTAATGAACATATCACCAACGTCTTAACGCTGACGGTATCAAGCAATCAACCGGAGCGCGTTGATTACGTGATTGTTGAGTTCAAAAAAAGTAGCGAAAGCAAATATAAGAAAATGGGCGTTGGTGAACTTGGCGACTTTCAGGTTATCGACATAGAGGATGGAACATATGACTTTAGGGTTCGTGCTGTTACTGTGTTGGGCATTCGTTCTGATTATGAGACACTAACAGCGCAGATCATTGAAACGCCAAAACGTGATCCTCAAGACGTTAGCAACTTCTCTGGTGCATTGAGCGATGGTGTTGTCAACCTAACATGGGCGGCAAGCACCGATCCTGATTTGAGCCATTATAAGATTAGACATACACGCGATGAAGATTTGTCGGCTGGTGATTTGCTAACCATTTGGGCTGATAGTGTTGTCATAGTTGATAAGGTTGCTAGGCCAGCTACATCGGTTCAAGTTCCGGCTTTGGGCGGCACTTACATGATTAGGGCGTATAATAAGCAAAACAGGCCAAGTCTGAACTATTCTTATTTTACCTTGCCAGAAGAAAGTCTGCGCGATTTTGCTAATTCGGACACGGAGAATGAGCATACGGCGTTTAGTGGGACTAAGACAGATGTGAAGGTGGATAGTAGCAATCTTTATCTTGATGCCGCATCTTTACCATTGGTTGTGGTTGACGCGGCTAATAAAGGCACAGTTGTTTGGCCTGTTGTTTATGTTGCTATGGCTGACATTATTTCTGGCTCACTAACAAGCGGTGATCTTTATGATATATTGACAGCCGATGTTTCTGGTTATGATGCTGGTGATATTGACCAAAGCACCGTTATCGACCTGTTGGATATTATTGAATTGATCGGTTATGTTGGCGGCGATAACACTTATGCAAACCTAATCGAAACATATATACGCGATCCAATCTTGGCGGCTTATGACGCTGGTGAAGGATGGGTGACAACAGCCAATTGGGATGATGTTACTGAAGGCACTTATGAGTTTAGCAATACAACGGCATTTGTGTCAGATCGACATTATCGCACACGCATATTAATTGACGTTCAGCGTGCAACAGGTGTTTTTGCTGATATAGGTAGCGGCGACCAACTGCTTAATCCATTTCCGTCTGATGTTTGGGACGGCATACAAGGCAATTGGGATGGTTGGGTTGGTAATTGGGACAACTGGGATGATGGTAGTTCGACCAGATACCAAGACAACATCGACGTTGAGATTTATGTGAATCCAGAGGATAGCGGCGGCACAGCGTTGGGTTGGCGCAAGTTTAATTCAGTTGATTTGTATGGAACAGATGCGACATATAAGTTAGTATTGAAGTCAAATATGTTCGGAGCAACTCCGAAGATTAGCTTCGTCCAAAAATTGTTAGAATGGGATTGATATGGCTACTCACGATTATACAATTGCTAACCAGTCTGCGGCTTCGGCACGCACAGACATTAATAATGTCTTACAGGCGATATTAACCACGAATAGTTCAGCTACAGCACCGACAACTACGGCGGCTGGTATGCTTTGGCACGATACAGCGTCAAATGCGCTCAAGATACGCAACGAAGGCGATGACGCTTGGATCACGGTTGTAAACCTGAACCAAACCAGCGATGAAGTCGAATTACTTAGCAACGTATTAAAGGCGGCGTCGGCAAGCGATATTCTGGTTAAGAACTCTAGCGACACGACGTTGGTTAATCTAAAAATAGCATCACAAGCAACGGCTGAAGCGGCGACGAATAATACAGAAATCATGTCGCCTTTGCGTGTTAAGCACTCTATGCCTGTAAGCCTATCGACAAATGGTTATCAGAAATTACCATCCGGCCTTATTATCAACTGGGGTCAGATCGCCGTTCCTGCCAATGAGACTGCGACGACATCTGTTACCTTTGCAACGGCTTTCACGACGGCGGTTTTTAATATACAATTAACCCTTGAGGATGCGACCGGAACGACGTTTGACAACTTTGGGGCTTACATCGTGTCTAAAACCACTAGCGGCTTTGTTACGCGCAACGCATCAAGTTCTGGAAGCTGGAGCAGTTCTGGAACGACCTTACATTTCTATGCAGTAGGATATTAAGATGACTGACAAAAAAATCTCTGATTTGACCGCTATCACAGGTGCTTCAACCGCTTCAGACGATTTATTTGTCATGGTGGACAGTAGCGAAGGCGTTACTAAAAAGATTACACGCGCTGAACTTAACAACGCATTAGAGCGCGATACGTTTGCTACGGTTGATATTGATAGCGGCACAATCGACGGAACAACCATCGGCGGCTCAACACCTGCGGCTATTAGTGGGACGACGATCACAGGCACCAGCTTTGTGTCGTCTGGGGATATGACATTTGGCGATGACGACAAAGCCATCTTTGGCGCAGGGTCTGACCTACAGATTTACCATGATGGGTCGAATAGTTATATTGTGGATAACGGCACTGGTGACTTGTTTATTCGTGCGGAAAACAATCTTTATCTAAAGCGCACAAATAGTGATGAAACGTATCTGTCTGGGGCAGTCAACGATGCAGTGACTTTGTATCACAACAATAACCCCAAACTCGCCACCACAATCTCAGGCGTAGACGTCACTGGCACAGTCACGGCTGATGGGCTGACAATCGACGGCGGGAACACGCTTAGGCTGAACGCTTTGTCAACGACTGATTTCTTCACAATTATTCAAGGCGGAACGCAGGCGGTTCTAACTGCCGATTCAGACGGTGCCGCTAATATGTTGTTCAAGACGGCTTCCGCAGGCGTTGATACCGACAGAATGCAAATTCTGTCCAACGGCGACATCGCCTTCTATGATTCGACAGGCGTATCACAGGATTTTCTATGGGACGCTTCTACTTCGCGGCTAGGGCTGGGAACTACGGCTCCTACAAGACAATTAACAATTCAAGACACCAGCGCACAAATGTCTTTGTTGTCTGATACAACAAGTAGCTCTGTATTAAATCTAGGCGATACGGATGATGACAACATAGGCCGCATTGCATATAACAATTCAAACAATTCAATGACGTTTAGAACAAATGCGTCTGATGCCTTAACCATTGATTCGTCAGGTAACTTGCTTTTGGGCAAAACGTCGGTGGAATACACATCAGAGGGTTTTTCTTTAAGGGAGCGTGGTGAAGCATATATAACTTCTGATGGACGTGCGCCTTTACTAATCAACCGTTTGACATCAGATGGCTCTATTGTTGATTTCCGCAAAGACGGCACGACTGTGGGTAGTATTGGGGTTAATACTACACGACCGTATCTTGCATCAACCAGTATGGGCGTTAAAGTTTCTGGCACTTCATTGCACACAACAAATTCAAGTGGTAATTCAGTAGACGCATCGTATGATTTAGGCCAAAGCACTTTTCGATGGAAAGACCTCTACCTCTCTGGCGGTATTTCTGGGGGCGCAGGAACAGTAAACACAACTTCTTTTGCCGCTGATAGCACTTACTCTTCTATACTTAAGTTCAACCATAGCTATACTGGTTCAACAAAAACTAATGTTCTTTTTCTAAGAAGCGGGTCTACAGTTGGGTCTATAACTGATGGGCCTTCATCGGTTTCTTACAACACCTCATCAGACTACCGCCTAAAAGAAGATTGGCAACCTATGACAGGTGCAACAGAGCGTATAAAGGCTCTTAACCCTGTCAACTTTGCATGGAAGGTTGATGGTAGCCGTGTTGATGGTTTTCTTGCACACGAAGCGCAAGAGGTTGTGCCAGAAGCGGTTACAGGCACTAAAGATGCTGTTGATGCAGATGGCAACCCAGAGTATCAAGGTATCGATCAAAGCAAACTTGTTCCACTTTTAACTGCCGCCTTACAAGAGGCAATAGCTAAAATTGAAACCCTTGAACAACGCATAACTACATTGGAGAACGCATAATGACCAACACCTACACTTGGGACATCCCAAACATTGAATACGCACCAACCGAAGGCGATCTGAGCAAGGTCGCTAAGACTGTTCACTATCGATACACAGCAACTAGCGATCAGGTCAACGCTGAAGGCAATCCATATTCAGCTACAGCCTATGGCTCTATCGGCCTAGACGCACCTGAAGCTGGTAGCTTTACCGACTTTGACAGCCTAACCAAAGATCAGGTTGTTGCTTGGGTCTTATCAAAGCTGGAAATGGATGAGACTGCTTTGCAAGCCGCTTTGGATCAACGCATTGAGAACGACATCAACCCACCTGTAATTGGTGGTCTACCAGCAGGGTGGTAATCATGGCAAGGCCGACAGTTGAGCAAGTTAAGAGCCAGATTGACAGTCACGAAGCTATTTGCGCGGAGCGTTGGGGTGAAACCCTGTTTCGCCTAAAGCGTTTAGAGGCCGGAGCTTTTCTTGCTATGTCGGCGGCTATGAGCCTATTGATAGCCATTCTTTTTGCAGTCTTAGACAAATAGGACAAATAATGTGGAGCCAGTCACAACAGTCCTTACAGGTCTTGCTCTAGCAAAGCAGGGTATTGAGTTTATCAAGAGCAATCTTGATACGCTCAATGATGCTAAGGCGATTGGCGAACAATTATCTAACATCTTTACAGGTCATCAGCAGTTCAACAAGAAACGCTTTAGCGGCGGTCTTAAAGACGTTGCCATTGAGATGATTGAGTTCAAGCAACAAGAAGAACAGCTCTATGAGTTGAAGATCATGCTGGATAATCGGTTTGGTCATGGCTTCTATGAGACCATCCAGAAAGAATATCAGCGCAGATTGAAGGAACAAAAAGAACAGGCGGCGCGTGATCGTCTCAAGAAGCGTAAGCACATGGAGCAGATATTAATTTGGGGATTGCTTATTGCGGCCTTTGGTGTTGCCGCAGTAATATTGTATTTCCTGATAATCAAGTTGAGGGCATAACTTGACAGAGATAATTAATGCCGTCCAGATCGGTAAGATTGGCGAATACATAGCTTGTGCAATTATTGAGCAGATTGGCTATCGCGCTAACATAGTCAACCAAACTGGTTTTGACCTTGTGTTCTTTGACGACAATAATTTATCATGGAGGGTTGAGGTTAAAAGCTGTAGCACCAGAGAGCGAACACAACCTAGATGGATGTTTATGACATCAAAAGGGTCAGGTGCAAAAAAACTGCTTTCCGAAGATGATTGTGATATAGTTGCATTGGTAGCAATCGACGAACGGCGCGTTTGTTTTAGGCACGTTAGGCAGTTAAAAAACAAACGAACCAGATTGTATCAAAAGGATTTTGATGAGCCGGAAGCGGTTCAGTTAAGAAAGGCGATGGACAGGTCAAGGCGATGATTGATTGGAACGATATACCAAACTTTTCGGCTGATGAATTTAAGTGCAAATGCGGCTGTGAAGCGAATGAGATTGATGAGGATTTTGTATATCGGTTGCAAGACCTACGCGACCGATGCAACTTTTCATTTAGGATCACTAGCGGCTATCGCTGTCCGAACCATCCCAATGAGATTAAGCGAACCGAAGAAGGTAAGATCGGAGCGCATACGACCGGCAGGGCGGCAGATATAG